GGGGCAGATCAAGCTCGGTCCCAACGCTGGGTCACCCGCGATCTGGTTCGGCAGCGCCAGCGCCGAGTACATCTATCGCCCCACACCAGCGAACCTTGAAACGAACGCCTTCTTCAAGGCTGCGGGGATCAAGTTCCCCGACGCCACCGTCCAGACGACGGCGGCTGTCGGGACGATGGTGCTGATTCAGGAGATCACCCTCGGGGCCGACGGGGTGATCGACTTCACGGGCATCCCGGCCACCTTCAAGCACCTGCGGATCGAGGGCATGGTTCGTGGGTCGGACACCTCCCAGAAGGGCGACTTCCTGCGGCTGCGCTTCAACAACGACACTGGCGGCGGCAGCTACCAGTACGCAGGCGATCTCGGCAGCGGACTCGACAACAGGATCGAGGTTGCCCGGATCACGGGCGCTCACACCAACATGAACGGGGCTGGCAACAGCAGGTTCGTGGTCGAGATCCCCTACTATGCGGCTGCCTCGGGTTCCCCCGGCGCGATAGGAACCTACACCGCCAGGATCAACGACTCTGGCTCGGGGGATGTCTCCTGGGGGATGGGAACCGGAGTCTGGCTCGGAGGGAGCAACGTCGCCGTGAACCGGATCACACTGCTGGCCTCGTTCGGATCGGGCAACCTCAAAGCCGGGTCGAAGGTGGCCCTCTACGGAATCAACTAGGAGAACAATGAACCAGCACGAAGTCATGCTCGCAGCCATCGGTGATCTGGAGGTCACCCGCCGTGCCCTGATCATGGAGATCCAGGCGCGGGACGCGAGGATCGTAGAGCTTGAGGCAAAGCTCGCCGTCTACGAGCCGCCCGAGAACGGGAAGCTCGCCGAGGGCCTGAACGAGGAGATGGTTGAGCATCTCCAGGGGGTCATCGAGTGACCCGCAAGCAGATCATGGAGCGGATCCAGTACACGCTGGGGCTGCAGGACGACACCACGTTCTCGGAGACGACGTTCGTCACCGACCTGATCTACGAGGGCATCTGCGACATCGTCGCTCGCACCCGACCGGGGGCGCGGATCATCAACATGACGACGACCGCGGACACCCAGACGCACGACATGTCCACCTTCTCGCTGATCGCCCTGCTCGACCTCGCCGACGAGCATGGCTTCCTCGACCGCTACACGCGGGAGGACATCGAGCGGATCCAGGGCCAGGGCGGACGGGGCTACTGCTGGGAGGAGCCGCTGCTCTGGATCTCCCCCATCGGGGAGCAGACGCTGCGGGTGGTCGGAGTCTTCCGGCCCCAGCCGATGCCGCTCGAAACCGACTCCCCCTCGCACAAGGACTACGGTGGCCTCGCTGCCGAGTTCCACCCGACGATCATCACCTACTGCCTCTGGAAGGCAGGGGAGTACATGCAGCATGAGGCGTCAGGGAACGGGGAGAAGTGGCGCGTCCAGTACGAGGGCCAGGACGGCAACGGCGGTGAGGTCGCGAAGATCAAGCGGATCCTCGCCAAGCGCGTGACGCCCGGTGGTCCGCGCAGGCGCAACCCGATGCGAACGGTCGGGCGGGTGCCGAACGCCTCGTACTACATGGGGGGCTAGATGGCCCAGCCCGTCGAGATCTTCAAGAACATCAAGGGGATGACGCGGGACTTCGCGGTCGACTCCCTCCCCTCGGGCTACCTCTGGGACCTGATCGACGCGATCCCGAACCGCAAGGGGGCACGGATCGAGCAGCGCGGAGCCTGGGAGTACTTCACCTCGGTCTTCGGCGGCACGATCCAGGGCGGCTACCACGCTTCCTTCACCAAGGGCGAGAAGCTGCTGGTCGTTGCCAACTCCCGCATCTGGGACGTGAACCTGACGACCGGAGCGGCGACCGATGTCGGCGCAGGCCCGGCGACGATGGTCCAGAACGGGGTCAAGCTGAACGACCGCGTCTACTTCTTCGACGGCGCTGGCCTGACGGTGCCCAAGGTCGTGACCTACGACGGGGCCACGGTCACCGTCGCTGACTCCCACGCCTCGACTCCGAAGGCGAAGGTGGGGATCGCCTACAAGGCGAGGCTCGTTCTCGCTGGTGATCCGGCCAGCCCGTCGAAGGTCTTCTTCTCCCAGCTGGAGGAGGACGGTGGCCCTCTCGCAGCCTGGGACACGACCTCATGGATCGGGACGACGAACGAGGTCGGGGGGATGGCCGCGATGGCCGGACAGATCCTCGTCTACCACCCCGCCGCCATCGAGCGGATCAGGGGATCGATCCCGCCTGCGCTCGACGTCGACACCGACATGTTCGTGGAGCCGCTGACCGAGCAGGTCGGCTGCACCCTGCCCCAGACGATCACGGCCTGGCGCGAGAACATCATCTTCGTGGACGAGCGCGGGATCTTCCTGACCGACGGCTCGACGGTCAGGAACCTGGCCGAGCTTGGCGGGATCGGCGACTTCTGGCGCGTGGCCTACGGGAACCGGATCATCTCGAACGCCGTCTCGGCGGGGATCTTCCTCGACTACCTCGTCGTCACCGTCAACTGCGCCGTGCCTCCCGCGCTCGCGGTCAACTTCACGGTCGTCTGCGACCTCAATACGCGGTCGTGGTTCCGCTTCACGAACTTCCCGGCGACCTGCTACATCCCCTCGGAGTCGGCGATGGAGCAGTCCTGGGTCGGGCACCTGACGACGAACCGGATGGTGCGGCTCTCGCGGATGTTCCAAGACCAGATCCCTCCGCCCGACCCGCTGCCCGACTACGTCGATGGCAACGGCGTCCCCGTCCTCTCCTCGTTCACGACGGGCTTCGAGCGCCTCTCGAAGGACGAGGGGATGCAGCGGCTGCACAGCCTCTTCACCTCCTACCACCACCAGTCGTTCACGCGAGCGCCGACGCCGAACGGGGTCAAGGTCGAGTACCGCACCGACCCGCCGACCCCCGAGGACATCGACTTCGCGACAGGCTCGGTGACCGGGTGGGTGGAGGCAGGGAAGCTGCCTGACGTGATCGAGTACTCGCGCAAGAAGCTGCCCGTCGGCAAGCGCGGCTTCGGGCTGATGGTGCGCGTCTCGGCCCTGACACCCTCGCGGATCCACCGCTTCTACGCTGTCGGCGTCCAGCAGACCAGTCAGGACCGGGCCAAGGTCACGACGTGAGCAGCCGTGACGAGGGCATCGTCGATGTCGAGCGCCGGAAGGACACCGCCGAGTACACGCTCGGCGACCCGACCGTCTTCCCGCCCGAGTTCCTCGTCTGGCTGAAGCGCTTCATCGAGCAGTCGGGGATCCAGCTTCCGGCCTCCTCGATCTTCGGCACCTTCTCGCCCGGCACAGGCTCGGTCCGAAACCTCGCCGCCGGGATCGTGCTGCCCTTCGCGGGGCCAGTCGCTCCGCCCGGCTCGCTCCCCTGCAACGGCCAGTCGGTGGCCCGGCTCACCTATCCGGGCCTGTTCGAGGCCATCGGCACCACCTACGGGGCGGTCGACGTGAACTCGTTCAACGTCCCCGACTACCGGGACCGGACGCTGTTTGGGATCGGCTCGATCCTGGCTGCGCTGACCGACAACGACGGCAGGCCGATGGGCCAGCGCGGCCCCTCTCACCATCACGGGATCGCGCTGAACACGGACTCGAAGGGGAGCCACTCCCACGGTGGCGCGGACGGAGCGGCGGGAGGCCACAGCCACAGCGGTGGCGTCGATGGAGGAGGGGCACACGGGCACACCTTCAACATCGCCGGGCCGAACTACATCACCCGCCAGCAGGGCACAGCGGGTGCCTTCTTCGACCCCGTCGACAGCCTCAACTACTCAAGCGCCGGGGTCGGCGGCGACGGCAGCCACGGCCACGGACTCCACATCGACGGCGTCGGGAACCACCAGCATTCGATCTCCGCCGACGGAGCGCACACCCACGCGGTGGCCGGGAACTCCTCCGGTGGTCCGGGCGCGGACAGCCCCGGCTACCACGGCATCCTCTATGTCATCACCTTGGGGTAGTAGCATCCTGTCGTGGCTCTGAAGCCCCCCACCACCGTGCCGAAGAGCAGCCCCTACTACTACATGGGCAACGTGGCTCCGGTGCAGAAGCTGAACGTCGTCCCGAAGAAGGCGACCCCCGTCTACCAGCCGACGAACGCAGGCTGGGGCGCGGCAACGAACGCGAACGACATGTCGGGCTTCGGCTACGACAAGCCGGGAGACATCCTGAACCCGGCCTCCTCGTTTACGCCTGCGGTGACGGCGGTCAAGCCTGCCACGCCCGGCCACTGGAACACCACCGACTGGGCCTCGATGATCCCCGGCGACTGGGAGGTCAGCGAAGCGCAGGCGCAGGGCAACAAGCTGACGGGGGAGGCAGAGGGCGCGTTCCAGAAGGCGCTGCGCCAGGCCTTCATCGACTACGGCGGCGACTCCTCGAAGCTCGGCGACTACGCGAAGTACATCGACGCGCCGACCATCGAGGCAGCGCAGCAGAACAAGTTCTCGCAGACGGCCCAGAACCTGGCCGCGATGACGAAGGGGCTGCGCCAGTCGAGGGCCGCGCTCGCTGCTCGCGGGATCGGATCCTCGGGTGCGAACACGGAGTCGACGCGCCGGGCGCTTGAGGCGAAGGAGCAGGGCGACTACACGGCGCTGCGCTCCCTGCTCGGCTACGCGGACGAGGGCACCGCTGGCCTCGCTCAGACGAGGCAGCAGATCGCCGACAAGATCGCGGCTGCTCGCTCCTCCGCCGCTGCTCGCCTCGCCGCCCAGTACCCGAACACCTGGGAGGAGGGGACGCCCGAGTCGACCTACGAGATCCCGGCCTCGGGTGGCACCGTCTCTCCGGTACCGGGCGCTGCCCCGAAGCCCGGCACGGTCAGCTGGGGTGGGTCGCAGATGAACGCCGCCCAGCTGGCAGCCGAGTTGTCACGGACGGGAGTGAACCGGGCGACCTGGATCAGGAACCATCCAGGTGCCGCTCAGACCCTCGGCTGGGCCTAGATGGCGATCAAGCCGAAGCCCGTCCCAGTCAAGGGCCGCAACTACCAGACCTTCAAGAAGGCCCCGCCGAAGGCTGGCTACTCGAACGCGGACGTCCTCAAGCTCGGCAAGAACCAGGAGGTCCGCTTCACCGAGGGCCTCGGCTACTGGGCCGGGCCGAAGACGGTGGCGACGAAGGCTCCGAAGCTGACGACGAAGGTCGTCAACAAGACGACGCCGCAGGGCAGCTTCTCGACCATCGAGACACCCGCTCAGATCGAGGAGCGGGTCAAGAGGATGGCGAGCGAGTCGATGTCGAGCCAGCAGAAGGTGCTGAACGACCAGGCTGACCGCCTCCGTAAGGAAGCCGAGGGTCGGAGGCTCGCGCTGCAGGATGCCTACGCCGCGGCGGCGAAGCTGAACGCAGGCTTCGGCGTTGACGTGCAGGACGGCTGGGAGCAGGCCGCTCGCACGATCACGGGCCTCGCAGGCACAGCGACGGGTGGCGTCAGGGACTCCCTCCTCGCCGACCTCGCCTCTCAGGAGCAGGCGCTCTCTCGGGTCGGTGCTGGCGGCACGGGCTTCGACGCCACCTCGCAGGCAAACACGGAGTACTTCCGCGGCGGCGGGATCCCCGGCGAGTACGACACCCGGATGGGCGGGGTCGGGCGGCAGTGGATGAACGAGGCCGCGAAGGCGCTCGCCGACCGTGGCCTGCAGGAGGGGATCGCAGCCGAGAGCGGTGACCGGGCCAAGATCAACTCCGACCTGATGGGCCAGATCGGCGACCTCACGATCAACCGCACCAAGATGGAGTCCGACCTGCGGGAGCAGCTGCTCGGAGCGCAGAGCGCCCAGCTGAAGGCGACCCAGGACGAGCGTGAGTTCCAGGCCTCGATGGCCCTGAAGAAGGTCCAGATCGAGCAGGCCCAGCAGAAGATCAACCTCCAGTACCAGGAGGCCAAGATCAAGGCCACGACCACGGCCCAGAAGTTCGCGCTCGACCAGTGGTACAAGCAGCAGAACGTGATCCTCGAACAGGCACGGGTCGGGATCTCGCAGCAGAACGCGGAGTCGAGCCGGATCAGCGCCAACGCCTCGGCGACGAGGGCCGCGAACGCAGGCAACCCGAAGGCTGCCACCCCGGCGACGAAGAGGACTGCGATCTCGGCTGCTCAGAAGGCAGGGTCGGCAGCTGCCTTCCAGGCGATCAAGGCCATCGCCTCGAAGACGCCGAACATCAACCCGCCTCCGGGCGTGACCGCCAAGGACTACGCGCTGACGAAGGAGTACGCGACCGCCAAGCGGGAGGCGCAGCGCCGGGCGACCCTCAACTTCGGCACGATCATGTACCGCACGATCAACGTGATCGGTCCCTATCTGAAGGAGATCGGCTACACCTCGACCCAGATCAAGCGGATGGCGTACAACCTCGTATCGCCGAACGTGGATGCTCCGAGGTCTTGGCTGCAGGCCAACCCCGGCTTCGGCCCTAAGGTGTAGGCCATGGGCGACAGCGCCGATACGGCTCGCGAGCGGCAGGCGGCGAAGAAGGTGCCGAAGCGGAAGAAGAAGCCCGTCCTCGGGCCTCCGGTGCCGACCTTCAAGCCGAGCGCGGACGCTCGCGCCTTCGGTGCGGCGACCTCGATCTTCGTCCCGCCCGAGCTTCAGAACGAGCGCGGCCCGAAGAAGGTGCCGCGGCGGCAGAGCGTCGTCCTCAAGCCCGAGAAGCCGAAGCCCGAGACGACGGCACAGAAGAAGGCGCGGCAGAAGCGGGAGACTCACGCTCGCGAGCGGCTGCGGCTCGGCCTCAGGATCTCCTCACCGACGGGCAGGAACAACCTCGACGCCGTCCCCGAGCGGATCCCGCACCGCAGTCACAGCACCATCGACCTCCCCTTCGGCCAGCACATCACGATGTGGAAGCCAGCGCACGACATCGCGCTCGGCCTCGGGATGGCAGGCAAGGCGGCGGCGATCAAGGGCGCGAAGGGGATCGAGTCCTGGGCAGGAGAGGTGGCCGACGTTCCCGGCAACACGCTCCGGGCGCTACTCGACCAGTCCCCCGCCGGGCCACGCGGTGTACCGCAGGGCCTCGCCAAGGCAGGCCGGGTGGTCGGGGAGGCAGAGCCTGTCGTCCGCCCCGTCGATGCGACGGCGAAGTTCATCGGCTCCGAGGAGGGGCAGGAGGAGATCTGGGGCAAGAGCCTCGTCAACCTCGCGCTCCACGGCGACACGCCCGGCTCGGGGATGGAGGCGGCAGGCCTCAGCCTCGGAATCCTCGGGATCCTCCCCCTCGGCAAGATCACCCAGCTGGCGAAGCTCGGTCGGGCGGCGAGGGTGGCAGGCAAGATCGGCCAGGCTCTGCCCGACACGCCCGAGCGGACAGCCTGGAAGGCGGCGATGGCGCAGCGGCTCGGAGAGGAGAAGGCGAACGACCTGATCCTGCTCACCGACAGCGCTGCCCGGAACCTGCACCCCAAGAACCCGAACCTGCTCTACGAGCAGACGCCGATGCATGCCGGGAACTTCGCCGACTTCGCGCCGGGCGGGACGACGAGGTTCCAGACCGAGGCCGGGCCGAGGCAAGGGATTGTCGAGGGATTCACCGGGCAGACGAAGAGGCCCATCGGCAAGAAGGCTGCCTTCAAGCATGTGAACGCGAGCGTCGACAACCTCGTCCACTTCGACACCTTCGAGGGCGACCCGGCGATGCTCGACAAGGTCGGCCCCGATCACTTCCAGATCGAGGTCCTGACCGACCCGGAGAACCAGACCTGGGAGACGCACGACCTGACGATGGAGCAGGCTCGCCAGGTCCTCAAGCAGGGCAGCGGCCACTTCGTCAACGACGACGTCGTCGGGGTGGGGACTCCCGTCTTCCGGGCCGAGCTTCCGGCCCAGGTGGCGAAGCTGCCCGAGGAGGGACTCTCGAAGGAGCAGACGGCGGGACAGCTTCGCAACGCGGTCAAGCCATCCGAGTGGGAGGACTCAGGGATGGAGGCCTTCCTCGCCGAGTACGCGCCGGGCGAGAAGATCCCGAAGTCCGAGATCCAGTACCACCTCGCGACGGCGCTCAACGCCTACGACCTCGACGAGGTCATCTACCGCAGCGACTCGGGCCAGCTGATCACGAACAGGATCGCTGGCGGGGAGTCGGCGACGATGTGGGCGAGCTACGCCGACGGTGGCCTGATCGTCAGGGACCCGACCGACGCCGAGCCGTACATCGAGTTGTTCATGAAGCTGCGGACGCCGCTGCGGACGAGAGTCAGGCGCGGCCTCTTCGGAGACAACCCGTTCCCCTCCTCCTACGTCGGCAAGGGCGACGTCCACTGGCGCGAGGACGACGTCGTCGGCCACGTCCGCATGCACCTGATCACCGACACCGACGGCAAGAAGGCGCTGCTCGTTGACGAGGTGCAGTCCGACTGGGCGAGCCAGTGGGGTTCGCTCAAGAAGAGGACCTCGATGGTGGAGGGAGAGGCGAGCGTTCCGGACAAGGCCGACTCACGGATCAAGGACCTGGAGGATCAGTCGCGCCGGATCGCCGAGGACATCGCGATCATGGAGCAGGATCCGAGCCGCTACGCCGCCGAGATCGCCGACCTCGAAGACCTCTACCGCACCAACCGCGACCAGCTGAACGACCTCAGGGACCTGAGCGACAACGTCCCCGGCCCTCCGCCGCTCGGCTCCAAGCAGATGGAGGCGCTCGTCAAGCGCACCCTCCGCTTCGCGCAGGAGTCGGGGGTCGAGCGGATCATCATCGTCCAGGGGGATGTCCAGGCGATCCGCAACCAGGCCTACCGGGTGACCCCGAAGGGCCGGGCGATCCAGATCCACGACAACCCGAACTGGCAGAACGACGTCGCCAAGCTGCGGGACGACGCCGCCGGGATGAGCCAGGCCGAGATCCAGGCCTACGCCAACGACCCCGCTCACCGCGAGGGGATGGTGAAGGGGTTCATGGATCTCTACGGCCAGGGCAACGAGGCTGGCAAGGTGCAGAAGATCTTCGAGAAGGAGATGGGCGAGACGGGGGCGGTCAAGCAGGGGATCTTCCACGGCGGCTACGCCGACGAGGGCCGGGCCTTCAGCCGCCAGCCACCGCAGGACGACTTCGTCATCGACGGGGTCAGGTACATGGAGGATCCGACCTTCCCCGAGCCGAAGCGCGGCGACAGGGTGATGACGGTCGAGGGGCCGGGGATCGTGCAGGCCGCGTACGCGAACGGCGAGATCGGCGTCGAGATCGGGCGGCGGATGGTCGTCAAGCCTGCCCACTACGTCCATGTGATCGTGCCCGACCCGAACGCTGGCCCGGTGGGACCAGCTGTCCATGCGATGGACGGCTACGTGATCGAGATGACCGACGCCGCCAAGGCGAAGGTGGCAGCGCCGATGGCCTACTACCAGCAGCGAGCCTGGGAGGCGATCCCGAAGGGGGCGTCCGAGTTCTTCGCCGACGGGACGAGCGCGATCCACCTCTTCGAGGGGGCGGACGTCTCGACCGTGATCCATGAGCTTTCCCACGTCGTCCTCCCCGACCTGAACGACGTCGACCGGGCGATCCTCAACCGCCACTTCGGCAACTTCGCCACGACCGCCGACCATGAGGCCTACGCCAGGGCGCTGGAGCGCTACGTCTACGACGGGATGGCGGCGACCTCCGAACTCGACGGCGTCTTCGCCAAGATCAAGGCCTGGATGGGGCAGGTCTACCTGCACGTCAACAACATCGGCGCTCACGTCCACCCCGAGGTGAAGCAGGTCTTCGACCGGATGCTCGTCAAGAACGAGACTCCCGCCGAGCAGCTGGTGCGGCTGCTGAAGACAGCGCCGAAGATCCGCAAGGCCCAGAAGGCTGGCTACTCGGCGGAGCGGGGGAAGCGGATCGCTCAGATGTTCGACGAGTGGACGGGGGAGGAAGGGGTGGACGAGTTCCACTCGGCGCTCTCGGCCCTGAAGGGCGAGCTTCCCAAGGAGGAGTACACGGGCCTCGACGACCTGACCCCGGAGGCCGTCGCCTCGCTGATCAAGTCGATCAGGTTCTCGACCAAGGTCCGCCCCTTCGAGAAGGTCCGGGCGGCGGAGGCGGTGATCCGAGCCACCGAGGGAGCGGTGCCGACCGACAGCGAGCTTCTGCTCCTGAACAGGGTCTTCGGCAAGGACGCTGGCTTCCGCAAGCAGACCCTGAAGGGGATCGAGAAGGTGATCGTCGAGGTCTGGAACATCCCTCGCTCCATCGCCGCCTCGTTCGACCTCTCCGCCCCGCTGCGCCAGGGCCTGATCGCAGGCACCCGGCACCCGATCCTGTTCGCGAAGGCCTTCAAGCCGATGTTCAAGGCGCTCTCCTCCGAGGAGAGGGCAGCCGACATCGCCGAGGAGATCGCCAACCGGGAGAACTTCGTCCACTACGGGCGCGGCAAGCTCGCCATCGAGACGTCGGCCTCAAGCCCCGACCTCGCCATGCGCGAGGAGCAGTTCTACTCCTCCTACGCGGAGCAGTTCATCCCGCCCGTGAAGTGGTCGGGCCGTGCCTACGAGGCGTTCCTGCACAGGCTGCGAGCGGACGTCTTCGACCTCACGATGGAGGCAGCGAGGGCGAAGGGCGTCAACGTCGAGAGCGACGAGTTCGTCGAGGGCCTTGGCCGGATGGTCAACCAGATGACTGGTCGTGGAGTCCTGCCCGAGACGCATCTGCTCAGGGTCGAGACGTCGGCCCCGCTGCTGAACACGTTCCTCTTCTCGCCGCGGCTACTCGCCTCGCGGATCAACATGATCAGCCCCGCCTACTACATCAAGCTCTACCAGAGCGACCCGTTCCTCTTCGCTGAGGCGACGAAGAACCTGATGTCCACCGCCCTCGCGACGGGGATGGTCCTCGCGGTCGCCGCGCAGATGCCGGGCGTGACGGTGGGCATGGATCCGACGTCGGCGAACTTCGGCAAGATCCGGATCGGCGACACCCGGATCGACATCATGGCGGGGTTCGGCCCACTGCTCGTCTTCTTCACCCGGCTGACGGTCGGGCGCTCGACCTCCTCGACGACAGGCAAGACGCAGGACCTGAAGGGTGGCTTCGGCAACTCGTCCCGGCTCGACATCGTCTACCGCTTCTTGGAGTCGAAGGCTGCGCCGACGACGGGCATCGGCCTCGATGTCCTGCGGGGGCAGACCTTCATCGGTGAGCCTGTCACGCTCAAGGGCGAGGCGATCAACTCGACCGCGCCGATGATGCTGCGTGACGTTCTCGACGTCTGGCGCGAGCCGAAGGATCCGGTCGACGCAGCCACAGCTGCAGCCGTGGCGCTCTTCTTCGGCACCTTCGGGATCGGCTTCTCTAGCTACGGGGCGAAGAAGCCGAAGTCGACAGGCGGAGGTGGCGGCGGAGGCGACGACGATCCCTACGCGCCTGACTCTGGCCCGGCGGGAGGCGAGGATCCCTACGCTCCGGTGGACAACTCGCCGAGCGCTGACCCCTACGCTCCAGGCTGATGGCCTTCAAGCTCCCCACCCTGAGCGCAGCCGACCTGCTGCTCGACCAGGGAAAGAAGACGGAAAGATCTTTCCTTGATCTTTCCGACCCACCGGACTTCGACCTCGGGCTGACGCCACCGCCGAGCTTCGGCTCCACCTCCGTACCGGGCGGGGTCGGCGACCCGCTCGTCCACACCCTGCAGCAGGCTGGCTTCAAGGGGCAGGCGCTGAAGACGGCCTGGGCCATCGCCAAGCGGGAGAGCGGAGGCAGGGCTGATGCCTACAACCCCGACCGCTCGACGGGCGACGACAGCTACGGCCTCTTCCAGATCAACATGCTCGGCAAGCTCGGGCCTGCGCGGCTGAAGCAGTACGGGCTGTCCTCGTACAAGGACCTGCTCAACCCGGAGACGAATGCAAGGGTGGCCTATGCAATGAGCAAGGGTGGCAAGGACTTCGGAGCATGGGGGATCGGGCCGAACGCCTACCGCAAGATGCCAGCGCTCGACTTCTCCGGGTTCCCCGGCGGCGGAGGAGGGAACGTGGCGCTGCCGAAGGGGTCGGTCAACGTCAACGCCTGGACGGGCCACGGCACCCACGTCACCGACGGCCTCGACCTCAACCACGGGGCGAAGACGGCGGTCGACATCATGGCGAAGCCGGGCACCGCCGTCCCCGCTCCCCGTGACGGCGTAGTCGTCAGGCTCGGGTCGGCGCAGGGTGGGCAGTCGATGTACTTCCGCGACGACGAGGGCCACACATGGTGGCTCGGCCACATCGACGGGCGCTACTCGCTGCCTGCTGGTACGAGGGTGAGGGCGGGGCAGACGCTGTCACGCATCTCTGCGAACCACGCCGCCCCGCACCTCCACCTCGACCGGACGCTCTAGCCCCTCAACTAGAGGCGTCCTTCCCCGGTCGCAGGGTCCTACCTTCCCCCTCCAGGTAGCCGCTGGCGACCAGAGCCTTGAGGTGCTGCTGGGTCGTCGCCGAGGACGAGTACCCGAGAGCCGCACCGATCTGCCGCACCGTCGGTGCGTAGCCATGCTCGTTGATGAAGGCGATCACCCAGTCGTAGACCTTGCGCTGTGCCTCGGTCATGACGCTGCCACCTCCGCGATGTCTTCGATGAACTGCTGCCTGTGCTGCATCGTCCAGGCGAGAGCCGCGACGATGGTGTGGTAGCGGACGAGCCTCTGGCTGACGTCGTCGCCGAAGCCGAGGGTCGCAGCCAGCTGAGAAACCCACTCGTCAAGGACGTCAGCGCCGATCTCAGCGTCATCGGGGACGAGCATCGAGTAGGTCTTGGTCTTCCGCTTCGGCCCCGCAGGACGCGGCAGAGGGCGCGTGTAGTGGCAAGACGGGCACGTCTCCCCTGGAGCCAGGTCGGGATGGGCGTGGGCTGCCGAGCGCGTAGCTCGGGCAGGCTCGGTGTCGATGGGCGTCTCCGACCAGGGCTGGGGGTGGAGCAGGCCCTCATGGACCCAGACGGGCTGGTTGATGTCGCCCGTGTCCGGGGTCAGCCAGATGAACGTCTCGTCAGGCTCCAGCCGGATCATCGCCTGGTGTCCGCCGACGCCTCCGGTGACCATGTTGTGATGGCGCATGCACAGCCCGATCACGTTCGAGATCACCCGGCCCGAGGGCAGCCTGACCCAGTCGTAGGGCTGACCCCTCAGGTAGGCACGGCTCCAGAGGTGGTGGCCCTGCTGGCTGAGGCTGATGCAGCCCGGCGCAGCGCAGGTCGCCTCGACCGGACGAGCCTTCCCCTCGACGCCGCGGATGTCCGGTTGGACGGAGGGGGAGAGGCTCA